GGTTTATAAGAATGCTAAGAAAACCCTTATAGCTTCTAGCGGTTCATGGAACTCTTTATATGGTAGAACAAACACTGGTTCTGACAGCTCTGTAGCATATACCACAGAATCCCAAACGTTTGAAGCTCGTATTTATTATGATGATATGGACACCTCATACTTCACAGATGATGGTCCAGCAGATCAAGCTGGGACTCAAAACAAAGTAGTGGTATCTAATGGCACGGTGAGAATAGTAGTTAAAATTGATGGTTACAACTACCTTAACGAAGCAAGGAGAGTAGAGTTTGATGGAACTATGTTTATAATAGAAAGCGATGGTACACCTAGAGGTTTCACCTCTAATCAGTTCTATACCTTCGTTCTCAGTCCAACAGAATAAATGGCTAACTTACCCGTAGATGTCCAAAACGCTTTAAAAAGGCAAGCCCCAAAAGCTCTTAGGAGAGATTTTGAAAAGGAGATGCGTAAGAAGTTCAATAAGCTTAAGGGCGAAATGATAAAAGAGTTTCTGACTGATCTCGTAACTCTAGAAATATTAGAGGGGGCTGGAGCAACAAACATCAGTGGGACTTTGGGGGGGGTTAGTAATTTATTCGCATTTATAGGGTTTGATGCTGGAGAACAGCCAATAACACCCATCTTACAATTATTAGAAAACACTCAGATAACCTACAAACAAGAAATCAGACAGAGAGGCATAGGGGTAGAGTTCGAAGTGTCTTTGCCCACCGCACAAGATATATTCGCCATCACGCCTTTGCCTTGGGCTGCTGGAAGAAGCTGGTCCGAAGGCATAGAGAGAGGGTTGTCTGGCTTGGGATACTTATTGAGAAAAAAGAAAGGAAGATCGGGAGCTGCGATACAAAGCCGTGTAAATAAAGTGAGAAGCGGCAAATTTCAGAACAGACCTTATATATCTGCTTTGATTAAAAAATATAAAAAACGATTCGAAGACTTGAAATGATTGAGCAATTCCAACACAAACTAACCTCATCTTTCTTTTTGTGGTTTGATAATTTCCTACTAAAAAAAGGAGAAGCTTACAGTAATAAGACTGGAGAGCTATTTCATTATGTTGATCCTAGATTAGATTCTAGATATGTAGCTTATGGAAGCCCTTATAAACAATGGGTCACAGATTCATCAATCGCTGGAGCTGTTATACCTACGGGCGTTTCAGTCGTAGGCGCGGGGACATCAGGGAGAGATGACGGAGTAGTCTTCGATTTCGAGAATGGTCGGGCCTTATTCTCTGGCAGTGATACGAGCATGACTGTCACAGGGGAATTCGCGGTAAAAGATTTTAGTGTCTATCTCACTAACGATACAGAGGACGATCTAATTGTAGAAAACAAATATACTGTTAATTCAAGGATTCCATCTGGACCATTAACTTATATAGAGCCTTATGATGATGTAATACCCGCTATTTTTCTATCTATTTCTCAAGCAGAAAACAGCCCCTTTGCTTTAGGTGGTATGCAGGAAACGAAGATTCAAGCAAAAGCTGTGATCCTCGCTGAAGACACGTACCAATTAGATGGGGTGATGTCTATTTTTATGGATTCCGTCAATGAAGTAATCGCAGCTATTCCAATGTCGGGTTACCCGATAACAGAATTGGGAGATCTAAAAGATGGCGACTTTAATTACACTGGTCTAGCCAACGATTATGCAGGGGAAACTAAATTCTGTATAGAAAAAGTTAAGACCTCAAAACTCACCGATAGGACTAGAAATGTCCTTGCGAATGAACTTTATGTCGGTTTTGTGGATTTCGATATAGAACAATACAGATATCGCTTCCAATAAATTTCATATTTTAATTTTAAAACTGTAAACAAAATAAAGAATCTTTAATTATGGCAAGAAACAGAGTAATTTACCAATCCGAAGGCTTATACGTTAGTGAAAACGCTAGTCTTACAGGCGCAGATAAACACGAACAGTTAAATCGCCTTCAAAGCGCGAACTATAGCTTTACGATTAATCGTCAAGATGTCAACCAATTTGGTGATTTAGCTAGAATCGATTCCTTAGTGCTAGAACCTCCCACGGTCAGCCTTGATTTCAGTTATTATCTTACCGATGGTTTTAACGAAAGAGCTTTAGGATTTTTTGTTCAAACGACTGGCACTGCAGTGAATAGAGACGATGCTGGAACACCAAATAGCGTAGGCAATTTCGCTTCTGGCCACTTAACTTCTAGTTCTGGAGTAAACTTCTATATAGCGACTTCTCCAGATGGCGTTGATTTAAACCAAGCACCAGGAGTAGCATTAGACTCTGCCGATAGAGTTATGGGCGTGGGTAACTGCTATGTGAGTGATTACAGCGTAGAGCTTGCGGTTGGTTCTTTGCCCACGGTGAACGTGACGGTCGAAGGAGCTAATATGAACTCCGCTCCATTTGATGCCGCTAAGTCGATACCAAGTCCAGCAGTAGATCAGACTGCTGGTACGATCATTGAAAATAGAGTAAAACTGCCAGACCCAACTCAAGATGCAGGTATCACTGGGACTATAGGGCAAGCGACTATTACAGCTTTACGCCCAGGAGACGTTACTCTTACTTTAAACAATGTAAATGGAATGTCTCTAGTACAACTTACTGGCGATGACGGAGCGCATGTTCAAAGCGCTTCAATCTCGTTACCTCTCTCTAGGTCTCCTATTGATAGACTCGGTAGCCGTTTCCCGTTCGCTAGAGAAGTAGACTTCCCAGTGACAGCGACTATGAACATCAGTGCGATTGTAGCAGATTCACAAGCAGGTAACTTAGCAAATCTATTAAACTCTGGAGTCCAAGAAGCGAGTATTATGATTAAAGATACAGCTGGAACGGACGCTATTCAATATAAGATGAAAGGCTTGAAAATAGATAGCCAATCCTTCTCCTCTAGCATCGGATCAAACAAGACTGTAGATATAACATTCTCGACTCAAATAGGCGGTCCAAATGACGCACTCAACGGAGTGTTCATGAGTGGGATAAACGGTAAAGTCGGGGTCTTCGACGTATAATATGTTCGATAAAGACAAAAAGCCAGAAAACAAATTCTTCTCCCCAAAATGGGAGCCTGAATCTGAGCAGCCCAAAGAAGAAGAATCTAAACCTGAGCAGCCCGAAGAAGAAGGTAAACCATTTACTGTTGAATCAAATGATCCAAACGCGCCTATGAGACGTAAGAACAGAGTTCTCAACGATGGTAAAGATTGGTTCGACACCCACCCAGACGCATAAAAAAATGAGTGATTCAAAAAAGAAAGCAGAAGCCCCTAAGAAAGTAGAGGCCAAAAAACCTGAAGCCCTTAAGCCGAAGCCTCAAGCTAAAGCTAAGACTCTTGGGGAGCTAAAGAAGGAGTTTGCAGCAGCCCGTAAAGCTCATCCCGAACAGGATGATGCTATTCGCGCCGAATACCTTAAGCATAAGGCTATCCTACAAGGTAAGTAATCTAGGTGTAAACTACACCTATCCCACTAGCATCTATACCACCCAACTGTCTAGGTTGGGCTTGGTATATGTTGTATTGAGCTGCCATGCGAGTGACCTTATCCATAGAGTCGTTAGCTAACCCTCGATACACCTTGGAGACCTCATTGCGATTAATGAACGTCACAGCGCTCTCACCGTCCTTCAGGGACAAAACGTTGTCTCCACTCACAGATGACTTAGTAATGCCTCTGAGGGCGTTCCTAGCCTCTTTATTGTAGTAATTAGAAAGGTACAACTCCTTAAGGACGTTCTGAGCCTCAATATCCATGAACCCATAAGTCCCTGAAGCGTTATCTCCACTAAAATTTGTATATAGATAAGTGTTAACTTGCCCCAAGTTCTCATAAAGCCACCCGCTGACGCTAGCGACTGTGGCTATACCTGTGTCACTATCGAATTCCGTAGTGACAATTCCTGATGCGAGGCTCTCTAATACATTTGGCATATAGTTTATTACACCTTCTTTATTGATTTAACCAATCATGAAGTTCTTTATGTTTAGGATTATTAAGGTCTAACTCCATAGCTGGAATGGGTTGTGGAGCTGTAGCTATATTACCTCTGCTGTTGTACCTATTGAACTCTTTAATAATATTGTCATGGACAGCTCCCTTTTCATAGTAAGGGTTTACACCGACCTTACGGGAGAAAGCTTGTAGATCAGCTTTGCTCATTTTGTTTAACTTTTCTTTTAGTATGTTGATATCGTTAGTGCCGAAACTATTCGTTTCCCCTGTACCGAAGATTACTTCGACCTCTTTCAGTACCTCTCTGTATCTAGCTGTACTAGTCTGCCCAGCTTGCTTGAGTTCTTCCAACTCTTCGAGTAAGCCTTTTTTGGGGGGAGTCTCTTGTCCATTAGTAACCTCTTTAAAAGGCATTTTGTTTTCTTTCTTGTTAGCCATACAATATTATATACACTAAACTAAAAAATTACAAAAAAAAGCCACTCCCGAAGGAGTGACTTTCTTTATAGGTTAATTGTAACTTAGACGATAACTCCAAGAAGAACACGGTTGTCAAGGACAACTCGGCCTTCTTCGATTTGACCGTAGTAACCAATCTTGTTCTGACGAACGCTGTATTGGTCATCTGCAATCAAGTTCATCTCGCTATTGCTATCTGGATCAGTAGCAACAACACGGATGAGGGAATCGCGGGTGCGATCAACTCCAACGACGATCTCTTCAGTAGCTCCAGCAAATACCGCTCCGCCAGTTCCATCGAACTTAGCGTAGGCGGTTGCAGATGCAGCAGTATCAAAGATAGTGTTGAACTTCTGTCCTTGGCCCATCTCATTGAATTCCAAGAGGTTAAGACCCATGAAGCTATCAAGACCAGCGTTTTGGAAAAGCTCTTGACGAAGCGACTCTGGAGCCGCAATACCAACTGCATCTGAGGCATCACCAGCTGCACCTGCGCCGTCACCGCCGCGAGTGTTTACTGGGTTATAAGCCATAGAGCGAATACTTCCGATGATCTCTGGAGAGACAATCAGATCAGTAATACCACGATTACGGGAGGTGGGAGTCCCACCAATCCATGAGGTATTGATACGCTTAGCAAGAATCATAAGCTTGTTAAGGTCATCAAGAAGGAATGATCCAGCAAGAGCTGAACGGAATACCTGCTTATCATTAAGAAGCGGAGAAGTGTTAACTGTAGCGTTAGCAAGCGAAGTCATAACAAGCGAAGCGGAAGTCCGCTCCTGCTTGAGAAGAATCTCTTGCGCGACACGCGAGAATGTCTTACCGATAACATCCATGCGGCTTTTAGCAGCATAACGACGATCAAAGTCAACAGCAGAATCAAGGGTGTAAGTAGCTAGCTTCAGCTCGGAAGCCGTAGGAAGTACTTGGTTACTTGGAAGTCCACCAGCGTGGCTTTGACTCCAAACTCTGACATAATCTTCATCAGAGATATCATAGTAAAGATCAAGCGGAATGCTAGGATTATCGTCAGCATCGAATTGAAGCGACTGGAAGAGGGTGCTAATAGTAGGAGCATTGTTGAGAACCTCGGCCAAAACTGGTCCGATGAAATCAGCAAGAGCTACTTGAGCCTCATGTGCAACAGTGCGATTGCGAGAAGCCATAGCTTTCACAAGCTCAACTTGCTCTGGGGTGCGTTTTAAAGTAATTTTCATATTATAAAGTTCTTTCTATATTAGTTACAATCAAAGGACACAACGATGTAATCGCCAACAAACTGATCGGTAGTAGGTCCAACGCTTGTACGGGTTCCCGTTCCAAGAACGTGACCGAAAACGTGAATACCGTCAGCTCGAAGAGCGTTTGTCAGTTTCCCAGCATTGGTATTGGAAATCTTAATACCTTTTCCTGGAGCGTAACTAGCGACACCGCCATCAAAGGCGGAAGCGGCTAAAGTGAAGATCCCTTTGGTAGCGACTGGGACAGCTTGTCCTGGGAGCATAGCTTGGAGTTCTTCTTGCTTTTGCGGGTTATAGAGCAGCTTCTCGCCGTTCTCATCATTTTTCGCTGTTTGATACAGAGTCATTCCTATTGGAAGTTCGCCAGAAACAGCGCCTGTGATCTTGAGATTAACTTCAGGATACATATCCGTAGTACCGACGAAAGGATAATCGGTTTTACCCAAGTAGCTGTTCGTTTGGTACGTTACAGGATCGTTATCAAAGTTACCGTCTGATACCTTTACGAAAACGCCAGCATCGCCAGCTCCCGTGTCGGTAGTACTAGTGAGAACATCAGCGCTGACAACAGCGTACATGTTCACAACATCGTGGTCAGAATATTGTCTGAATGGTAGAATTCTTAATGCCATAATCTATTTTTGTTTTTTTTTCTAAGAAATTTGAATGTTTTCGCGAGAGAACGCTGATTTGAACTTGTCTCGTAATGATGGTTCTTGAGAGGCGACAGCCTCGTTAGTATTGGAAACTTCTGCATCTACTGTTTCAGCAGAGTCAAGAGCGTCTTCGATTTCGACTTCTCCAGTAGAGGCGGTCGAAAGCCTTTTGGCTACTTCATCATCAATAAGAGTTTGGATCTCAGAGTCGAACTTTTCACGGACCTCTTTGTCCTTGGTCTTCCAAAGGATATCGAGTTTGGAAGCGAACGCTTTATAAGCCTCGTCGTCCTCTAAACCTTTAAGCTCAGAAGCGAGAAACTCACGATCTTCGTCATCGAGTTCGAATTTTTCATCGATATTATCCATGCGGGTATTAAATGAAGCGACAGCTTCTTCGGCTTTCTTTTCGTTTTCGAAAGAACCGATTCGCTCACTGGCTGTGCCAAGTTTAGCTTCGAGTTCTGCAACAGAAGCTTTGAGGTCTTCGTATTCTTTGATTTTAGCTTCTTTAGCCAATCGCTCTGCTTCAAGATCCTTACGGTATTGTTCGTCCCGTTGACGGATTGCATCAGCAAAGGTATCAGTCATAGAAGCTACTGCTTCTTTGGAGAATTTCTTCTCACTAAGAAGATCCTTTAGTTCGTTTAGAGTATTTTCAAGTTCCATATCGATAATGTTCTTTTCGTTGTTTACATTTAAATTACTGTTTTGTGAAATTTTATCCCGTTTATCAGATATAAAAACTTTTGTGGTTTCTTCTGAAGGCGAGTATAAACCCTTTACATTAGCAGCTGGGTTTAAGGTATAAGCGATACCTAGTGGGTAGATGTCACCTTTAATTAACCTATGAATAGTTTCTCCTTTGTCTGTTTGACCGTTTCCTCCATAGCTCCGTAAAAACCCTCGCATCTCTGATATTTCTTCGGGGTCAGAAATTATTCGCGCTTCGCTCAATAAGTCACTGCCTACAGCTAAAACATAATCATTGAAACCTACTTCCCAACTAGCGGAAACTTTCTGATACTGATTGCTATCTGGGTCTAAAGATTTCTCAACTAAGTTGGTAAAATTAGAGTTAACCGTTTTATACAAAACGGCCCCCAGAGCTATATTAAAAGGCTCTTTCATAGAAGCGGCCCGATTTTCTTCGATAAGCTCACTAGATTTATAATTGCTGTAACCAGCGGAGACTATATGCCCTACAACTTTTTGTTTATCATGCTCGATATTTGTGGGCTTATGAATGAAATTATTAGCGTACTTAACGGCGGTAGCTGCATCCATGCCATCACCGTTCTTATTGAATTGGTTTATGACGGCGGCATTGAAAGCCACACCCATAAGGTCTATATTATCGTTATAGTCTATATCTTTTGGGATAAGAGGCTCTAAGTTTTTTAGAGAAGCTTCAGAAATTAACGAAGCTCCCAAGGCTATTGGGTTTATCTCGCAAGATAATAGCGGGGCTTCGAAAGTCGCGGTATATTTATAATCCATATTGCTCTTAGTCTTTTTTATTAGCTATATCTTCCAAAAGATTTGCATAACTTTTTTTAGATTTTTTATCCACGCTTTCTGATTTTTTATTTTTTTTGCGTAAAAGCTCAAAATCTTCTTTTGTGACCTTGCCGTCTTTGTTTTTATCAAGAGCGTTTTTTTGTTTTGGCGATGTAACAGCTTCGGATTCTTTTGTCATTTCCTTATGCTTCTTCATAAAAGATGCGTGATCGGGGCCAGCCATGTAAACAGTTTTTCCGTCTTCCCCTTTATGAGAGTGAATGCTAGTAAGCCCCATTTTCTTAGCGTCAGCCATAGCTTCTTCTTTAGAATTAAAATAGTGTTTATCAACATCTGGAGAGCCATAACTTGAATATTCTTTTTGTTTAGATTGAGTTTCAGAGATATCTACTTCGACATTGTTTTCCGTATTTGTAAAATTATTTTTCATGGCTATGATATAAAATTGCTGCTGGATAAGCCTCTAAAGAATGTTCAGATGATATATCTAAAACTTCCCGTAAAGTCCCTAAGCCCTCTATCTTATTGAAATCTTTTACACATGATTCCAGCGTTTTGGCCCAAGATTCTTTATCCTGCGAACAAATGATGGATTCGCATAAAGTGGAAAGCATCACCTCTTGGTCTCCGCTAAGTTCTTTAACTTTTAAATGAGAAATCATTTTATCTTTAGAATCATGGATAAAACTGTCTATAGAATAAATAGTATTTTGTATATTAGCTCTAGAGTAAGTGGCGTTAGCTAAAGGTATACCTGTAGTACCTTCTGGCCTACCGCTTTCTTTTCTTGGCCCCGATGGTGCATCTGCAGTAGGCAGAACAGGAACTCCACCGACTAAGGGGTTGAAGTGTCCTTTTTCGCGCTCCTTAAGTAATTCTTTCTGCGCCGATTCTAATTGATCAGGATGTGGGAATTTTCCATTTTCAAACATCTCCATCCCTTGTTTCGGGGTAATGATGCCCAACTCCATAAGTCGAGTCGAGGCTCTCATAAGCTGAACCTCATCCCTCATATCCATATCTTTCATTTTAGCTTCAGGCCAAGAGCGAAACCCTAAGCTTTTTGCTACTCTTTTTATTTCCTTGTTTAAGAAATCATTCAAGAACCCATGACGGGACTCTTTAAGTCTGTCGATGAAGATTTGAGCTTTGACTTGGGTTGAGTTGAATTTCTCTTCCCCGACAATAACATTTTGCAACCCTTGTTTGATATCTTCGTTAAGCACTTGATATTTTTCAGGCCCAAGAACTAAATTTAATTCAGGCATAATAAATTCCGCTTTAGTGGTATAGTCAGAAACAAGAACGCGACCTACACTTTCATTTTTGAAAAGGTTTTGCATAGCCGCCATGTTATTGGGGTTAACTCCGCCTTTCTCAGGGTCTGCGCCCATAGTGATAAGCAATATCACATTTTCTACTGTGCGGGTAATGGATTGATCCATTTTTTTCAATTCAAGCTTAGCATTGATATCGTCCAACACTGGGAAGCCAAATGGTATAGCAAAAGGTTCATAATCTTGTTTTTTATAAAAAGAATAAGAAAGTCTTTTTGGATCTAAGTTTATACTGATGCCTTCATTAGAAAAAGAGCCTCCCAATATAGATGTTTTAATCTCATCGTCTAGAGCTTCGAATATAGCTATGTCCTCTTCTGTTTGTGGGTTAGATAATCGAGCTAACTCATATTCAGACAAAACTTTTTGATAAACCGTCCCATGATTAAAAGTGGTTGTTCTTTTCGCTACGACATCATAAGGATTAAGTAGAATATACTTAAGAGGGATTTTATTGGTAGAAGAACCGATGTTCCCCACTTGATTCACAAGCTTGGCATAATCATCGACTTGGAATTTACCATCGATTCTATAGAGAAAGACGTTGCCGCTGCGGTAATACTCTCTGAAGTATTGGTCTTTCAAAGATGTAAGATTAACTCTTTTAAACCACTCATAAAAAAACTCTCTGCTCTTTTTCGAGCCACCCTCCAAATAAACATCAGTGTTTGTAAACTCCGACATAATATCTATAGCATTCCTAAATACAGCTACATTACAATAAGCCTTCTGACATAATTCAATAGCATCCCGACAAGTTATACCTTCTGATGAATATTCATATGGCAATAGACCTGAACTTATGCTGGAATAACGATTATGAAGAGTCGTATAAGCAGCGCGGTTCGTACGAGATCCAGAAAATCCGCTGGTTGATGCCCCCTGTCTCCTAGCTTCAGATACTCCATTGTAGGATGCTTCAGAAGTATAAAAAGGTTCTCCTAGTAATTCAGGAGAAGTTTCCTCGTTATCGCCAACATGTGATGGGTGGTCTGAAGTGTTGAATTTTTTCCAATATTCAGAGCTTTTGGTATATTTTCTTTTCGACATAAGATATAAATTATCTTACACCTCAAAGTTAACTTTCAACTTTTAAAAGTCAAGAAATGAACATTGGCACAAAAGTATTTTGCCTGTCTGAGATGTTATCTGATTCCATATCATAGAATACATTCATCATCCAGTTACCTAAGACTAAGGCTGAATAAGAATCTTTGCGAGCTTTGTTGGCCCCGCTTTGCCTCCTTAAGTTACGCGGTAGATCAAAACTCTGAGTCCCTTGGGAAGATGTCGTAATTTGAACCATAGCGCATTGGACTTTGATAAGATCCATCATGTCTTTTTGGTGTTCCACGAAATCGATCATCCTCGCGCCTTTCGCTCCTTTTTCATCAGTGTCGTTCTTCAAGAACTTTAGCTCTTCTATAGGCACTCTAGATTTCCTTTGATTGTTATAATCATCATTCATAGCGGCTCCTGCAAAAAATATACGCTTATGATCAAAAG